TGGCTTGATCTTGCCGAAGAGTTCAGTCTCCGCAGGAAACGCTCCCCTACCATAGTCATCTCGGTTATCAAGGTATCGCTCGCACATGGTATGGAATCTCGTGCCGGTGGCGGCAGCGATACGCCCGATGCGGTTTGCCTCCTCGAGGCCGATGCGTTGTCTCCACTCATTTAATGAATCCTTCTTACCGTCACCTAACGCATGAGTAACCGACGGGAATAAGATCCCGTCGGCGTTCTCGTAGAGTCTAATGTCAGGTAATGTATAACAGGTGAGCTGCTCGAATTCGGTGAGCGGCCAATGTTGAAAGTCTCTCTCGCGCTTAGCCGAACCCAAGTGCTGTCTTAGCGATGATGTATTCACGTACTAATCCTGATCTGACGATGTCGTCTTGTCCAAATTCAATATAACTGAAGTCGCGTAAATTGTCAACTATCTCCATGAACCTCTTCAGCCCTTGACGCTCTTCATTCTTTAGTAAGTCTGACTGACGGAAGTCACCGCAGAATATGATTCTGCAATTCCTGCCGCAGCGAGTGATGACTGAGTCTATCTCATGGAATGTCATGTTCTCGACTTCGTCCACGATGATAACAGAGTCGTTGATGGTAGTTCCTCTGATGAAAGAGGTAGTGATGAAGTTCACCAGCTTCTTTTGTTTGAGTACTTCGTAGGAGTCTCCGCGACCGAATAAGTCAGACGCGATTGGGAAGTACGGCATCTCATAGGCTTTAGACTTTTCTCCTTGGCTGCCAGGTAAAAAGCCCATGTCACGAGTAGGAACGACAGAACGAACGATAGTAACATTGTCGTAGTTCTCCTTAGTGATGACGTCATTCAATGCCAGATACATGGATATGAAAGTCTTTCCTGTACCGGCCATGCCGTGAAGCATGAGATTCTTACCAGATCGATACGCGTCGAAAGTCTTTCTCTGATTATCAGTGAGAGGGGATATAGGCTTCAGCTTCATATTCCCTAGACTTTGCCTGCCATGTTTTTGTTCAGGAGGCGGGACTAGGCCCTTCCTCCTCAGTAGCTTTCTCTCTCTTTTTGTTAGTTGTGGTTGTTCTGAGTCGATGAGCTCTGATGTCCCGAACATGAGACTCCTTGTAAGCGTTAGAGGTTTATCACCTTCTCATTTTTAAAACGTGTTGATCTTCGATCTCGAGAATCCTTGCGAATGAGTCTTCTTCATATCCTTGAGCAGGTCGCGGAACCCGCTGTCCGGCTTATTCTTAACTCCTTTGATCGATAGACCAGTTGGATCTAGAAGAGGAGTAGGCTGCAAGACCTGCTCCACTCCAGGGTTATCTTTGGTATACTGAATGAACTCTGAGATAGACATGAACTCGGTCCACTCTTCACCCTTATCATTCGTGAATGTGTATGTTGGCATCAGGTATCGTAATCCTCATCATCGTACGAGCGTTTCTTCTTCTTAACACTCATCTCCATTCGCTTCTCACGACGATGATCTTTGGTTGCGTGAGGAATGAAGTATTCGACTACGTCTTCTTCAGTGAGTTGTTTATGATAGGACTTACTCATATTAATTGCGCCTCGTTGATTAGACCAGGAAATGCTTCTTCTACTAACTTCTCAGTGATGCCTTTGTAAGGCATCTTCTTGTCCTTGATAGCCTCGATAAGCTTAGCTTCTTTTGGAGATAGAGATTCCATGAGCTGGATGAATAGGCTCTCGCGTCTGAGCTGGCTGAGATTCGGATTGCCACCCTCTACGAAGAGGTACAGGCGTCGAGCCTCGGCATAGAGGTTGCCCTCTTGATCGAGGTACTTAGTGGGATTATACGGCACTTCGCCAGACGGGAGCTGCCACTTGATACGAGAATCAAAAGTCCACTGTAGAATCTTCATGAACACCATGTTGTTGGCGTTCTCTCTAAGCTTGGCGATCTTGTCTTCTCGTTTCTTTTCTGCCGCTACTTCTTCGAGAAGTTCGGCTATGCTCTTGCGCATGATTATCTCCTTAGAAGTCCTGAAGGTCTTCCATCAAATTCTTAAGTTTATTTTGGATGAAGTAGTTGAATAGCTTGTCGCGGCTCTTTCCGGACTGAGCTTCGTACTCGCCGAGGATGCGAGCCTTGATGTCTGCAGGTATAAACTCGAAGTCTACCAACTGCTGGTTTCTCATATAGTTGCGGAGCATCGCATCGTCACAGAAAGCTTTCGGGTCCTTACCTAGGTAGGCATCGATCTTCTTCTGCGTGAGGGGCTTCTGCCTCTTGTCTGATACGAATGTGTCGTCATCCGACAAGAAGTTAGGGATACCGTCCCCGGAGTCCCCCCTCATGATGTGCTCCTGTACATATTTATGCGGATCTTCGGCTTTGATCCATTTTTTTCTCACTGGGTCAAACTGCTCAACATTGCCATATTTCTGTAGCTGGTTGAAGTCTTTATCGCCCGAGAGAATTAAGATCTTCTCACCGAAGCCGCCCTTCTCCTCGCAGAGAGTGGCTATGACGTCGTCTGCCTCGGCAGTATCGACCTGTACTACTCGATACGGGAATACCTGACGAAGCTCCTCGCGAATCTTGTTTAGAGACTCGAAGATGACCGTCCAATTCAGCTCTGACTTCTCGCGAGCTTTCTTGCGATTAGCCTTGTAGTACGGAAAGATCTTACGGCGCCAGTAGTTCTTATCATCACACGCGATAACGAGTTCGCCGTACTCTCGCGCAAACTTCTTACGATAGAGACGGATCGAGTTCAGAATCATGTGGCGGAGGAGATCTTCCTCCACCGCCGTGTTAGTGTGATTGCCGATCTGAGCCATTAGATTCGAGATCATGACTTGATTGAGATCTAGGATGATCATGCTTTTGTAACTTTCACTTTGACTGGTTTTGGAAGTCGCCAGTTATGAGGAGGCAATCTGAGATCCTTGCGAGTCTTTATGTAACCATACTTCTGATCTATCCACGCTTTAGCTTCTTTTTTAGAAAGAAACAAAACGGGCTTATAGTTATCACGTACTAAAAACTCTCTCTCGGAGTCTTTCCACAACACTCCCCATACCTGGGCCACTACTTTTCTCCGGATTCAGTATAAGGGATCTTCTTGATGGCCAGGATAGAGATGAGCAGACCAGCCCACGCGTGCTTAGCGATGTCCACGTTGTAGAATCGATCTGCGTACTGAGCCTGATGATCGAGCATCGCATTGAGAGCGGCGTCATTCTCTCGAATAGCCGCGGTCGCTCCGCTGAGCATGCTGTAGAACACGTTCAGGTGATCCTGCTTGTTGTCTTGGAACTGATACATCCAAGTCTGGTTAGCAGCGGTCTCGTAGAGAGCGCCATAGTTCGGATGTACGCAGATGCAGCCGGCTGACATGGCCTCCATCAGTGCCATGCACGACGTCTCCATCCAGATATTCGGATAGGCGAAGATGTGCGCCTTCTTCAAGGCTTCGCGAACTTCTTCGTTCGGCTTAGCTCCATGATAAGTCATCTGCGGATGCTCCTTGACCATGTCGAAGAGCTTCTCGTACGGCTTGTCTCGATCAGACCACCCGTAGATGGAGAACGAAGAATAGACGTCGAGATGGACGTCTTCGTTGTTCTTGGCCAGCTCAATGAATGCTGGCACCAAGATCTCTAGACCACGATGAGGAGTAGTATGATAGATGAGATTGATCTTATCAGACGGTTTATTGTCGAACGTGATCGGCTCGATGGAGTTGTGCAATACGATGCACTTGTACCACGGGATGCCGTAGTACTGAATGTAGTTCTGCATCTGCCAGTTAGAGACGAAGATGAGTCGCTCGAACTTGTTGTATCCACCATTCTTCAGGTGTTCTGAGGCAGGATCGCCAGGCAAGTCCTGAAGCTGCAAGAGCTGGATCTTGGACTCGTCGACGTCGCCTACGCGAGAGACGTGGATCTGAAAATGATCGAGAAGCCTCGGGTCGAGCCGCTTCTCTAGCCTCTCGGCCATGAGCTCGGATCCACCACGAGACTTCTTAGTCATGTCGATGTTGTTGTAGGCGAAACCCATTAGATACCCTCACGAATGGTTACAGACTGCACGGAGTCGATACGGAACGAACGCCATCCCTCGGACTCGAGATCCCAGACGGCGATGACCTCGGGGTTATCGACCCGCGGCTTCTTGAGAGTGTCGATGAGGGGCTTCGCCGAAGGAGCCGGCAAGAGGTCGCCACGAAGAGTGCACTTCAAGGTACGAAGCGTGCCGTCAGACTTAACGAAGTCGATGTCGGCGATCTTGTGACGAAGCTGTTCTACGATGTAGTCGCGATCAGCCAGCGAGAAACTTGGAGTTGTCATAGCTATTCATCCATTCTGTAAGTTTGTCGTATCCACCGATGAGTCGTCCGTCGATAGTGATCTGAGGAACCGTACGGGCTCCAGGGAACTTCTCGAAGAACTCTTCTCGAGTCATATCAGATCCTACCACGTGTTCACTATAATGTAAACCCTTCCTGTTGAGTAGATCCTTGGCAAGACTGCAGAAAGGGCAGTCTGGCTTCCCATAGACTTCTATATTCATGTGTTATTCCTACTTGTTGGCCTACTGATTTATCTCGACGTCCTCGATCCGATCAGCGTCTATGAGCCTGACGGGGTACTTTGGATCATCGGAAGTGATACGAATGGAATCTGCGCCGTCGCCGCGGCCACGAGCCATCAGTCTTCCGGTGTAGTAGTGGAACTCCTCGATCAGCACGTAAGAAGCATAAGTATGCCTCCGTGGCCAGATCGGGTTGCGAACTTTGAGGGTGACTTTATCACCGACTTCTAGAGACATATTACCGATTCCTCTACCTTCTCGATCTCATCAGCATACTTGATTCGCAGGTCCGAGATGTCAGCCTTGGACTCTTCGGCGATCATGAGAGACACCTTGAGAGCCAAGTCAGACTGCCGCTCGAATGCTTCTGCTTCCCACGGCCGAGAGCGATACTTCGCATAAGTATCATTGCCAACTTTATGAGGCTCGTCGTGCCAGTGATACATGCCGCTCTTGAGCTTGAGACGACCCTGATGAAACTGCTCAGCGTGAACTAGCTCGTGCATGATCGTCTCGAGGATGCTGCCGAGATTGGTCCTACGAACTTCGAGCTCGATCTTGCTGAAGAAGTTCATGTAGACGCCGTTGTACTTGCCGCCGAGCGGACGAATATGATACACGAGGTGCTCAGGCAAGTCTAACAGTTTACGAGCATGAGGCAGT